GCATAGAACAGCACATTCGGCTTGGCTGAGAACGGGTCACGCAGGATGCGAATGTCAGGACGTTCGGCAATCGTATACCCAGCCTCGAAGTCACCAAACAGAACGCTCGCCGAGCCAGACGCGATGTCCGGCATGTCTTCCGACACCATCACCGGATAGCCCAGCAGTCGGGCAGGCTCGCCCGCACTCAAGCCGTCAGACCACAAGAAGCGCCCATCTGCGTCCTTGGTCTTGCGGACGACACCTGCGGTCTTCGAGTTCATCACGAAGGTCGCATTGGCGCGGTAGCGAGCGCCCTGCGCGTAGACCAAATCGACCAGTGCGTCGGCCGGGGCGGTACTATTGAAATCTCCGTCCGATCCGGTGGTGACATAGCCCAGCGAGTTCCAAGCCCAGGTGTCATTGTCGATCAGGGTATGGGCCAGCACACCTTTGGGCTTGTCCACGCCGTCGCCGGCAATGAATGACGACGCTTCTGATCGCGCGAACTTCTCGGCAATCCGCGCCGACAGCCAAGCTTCAATGTCAAAGGCACTGTCATCCAGCAGCCGCTGCGAGGCCTTTGGCAACGCCGACAACTCATGCGGCGGGATCGAGATGCGATCAATCTGCGGGGTGTCCGTCTCAGTCAGCGCAGAGGTCTCATTGGCCCAGCCCGAACCGATGTCGGTGTGATCGACCAGAACGTCATAGGACACCGCCTCAACTGTCACCACCTGCGCGATGCCGCGAAGCGAGGCCATGTTGCGCATCACTGTTTTCACAGTATCTGCGGTCTGCGGGTCCACCAGATAGCCGCCGTCCGCCGCAACCGCGCCCGACATTGCCTTTTCTTCCATGGCGAGGCCGCGCAGGGCGTCATCATCGCCCGATCGCACATAGGCCTCGAAGGCCTTTTGATGTGGTGCATCCTGGGACACGGCACCCGACAAAGCAGAGCGTGCAGATTTGATATGGGTCTTACGGTCAAGCATGGAAATTCGCTCTTCTTGTTGTTGCATACGGTCATGTAAATCGGCCTGCATGGACTTGAAATCTTGAACAAATCCGGTCAGCGCCTCACGGACGCGTGGAACCTGAGGGTTGTTGGATTTCAACTCAACCGGGGTCGAAATCGCCCCGACACAAGACGTGGTCTCGCCTAAGTTCATCATGCTCTCCTTGATGAATGCCCTTGAAAATTTTGGGGATAGTCAGCCCAGCCCCGCCATCGTTCGACGGGCCGCTTCCAGCGCCTCCGCCAGATCGTGCAAACTGTCGCCCGGGCCATCGCCCTTGCCGCCCAGTCGCGCTTGCTGAAGCATCGGGAAGGTCACAACTGACACCTCCCAAAGCTCCACCTCTTGCAGTAGGCGGTGGCCCCGGGTGTCTTTTCCCGAGCTCACCGTTCGGTAGCCAATCGACAGCCCGTCAATCGCGCCCGCCTTGATCAAAGCAGACGCCTCTCGACCACGGGCAACGCCTTCTAGGATGCGCCCTTTTACCCGCAGGCCCGTGCCGTCTTCCTCAACCTCGTCCCAGACGCCGATCGGTTCGCGTGGGTCGTGCTGCCACAGCATCTTGATGCCACGTCCCGCTTTGGCTGCGCGCGACAGCGAGGCCGCATAGGCTCCCGCCTCTACTACATCGCCGCCTTGATCCGGGGCTCCAAACAGGCTGGCATACCCCTCGATCCGCAGATCATCTCCCAGCTCTGAGCCAGTCTCGACCTGACAGAACTTCAGCTCCAGTCCCGTCTCCAGGCTGGTCATATAAGGCATCTCGCCCATGCTACTCTCCTTCAGGAAACTTCGTGCTACGGCAGGATCAAAAGCGAGGCTGCCGCGTCCGCCAGAACCACCCCCGCGATCCCAACAATCGTCAACCACATGCGCTTCTCAACGCGCTGCAGAACGCCCTCCATGGTCTTGAGCCGGAACTCCAAGGCCAGCCAGCGTTCGGCCATCACGCGCTCGTAAGCGTCCAGCTTATGGTCCGAAACGCAAACTTTGGTGGCACACTCAAATGGCTCGTAAAGGAAACGAGACCCACTTCGAGGTGTCTCGCTCATGCTGCCTCATCCTCGATCGGCAATCCCAAGAAGGCGCGTTTTTCCGCACGGCTCAAGAACTCCGCAGCACCAACCCGGTTCCACAGCGCATCCCGCTCAGCGGCCAAGGCAGGCACGCCGTCCGGGTCCGGCGACACAGCCACGCCAGCCCCCTCAAACCCGTCAAGCCAAGCGCTTACCGCCTCCGTGACTTTACGCGCCAATGGCAGCACCGTCAGGCGGTAGAACGCCCGGTGCGCTTCCGCATAATTGGCGTATGTCGCATCGCCCGGAATTCCCATAAGCATCGGCGGCACACCAAAGGCCAAAGCAATCTCGCGCGCGGCGGCCTCCTTGGTCTTCTGGAATTCCATGTCCGAGGGCGAGAACCCCATAGGCTTCCAATCAAGCCCGCCTTCCAGCAACATCGGCCGCCCGGCGTTGCGCGCGCCCTGATGGTAGTTCTCCATTTCGACCTGAAGCCGCTCGAACTGATCCGGGCTTAGCCCGCCTGCTCCATCGGGCCCATTATAGATAATCGCGCCCGAGGGCCTTGCTGCATTGTCCAGCAGCGCCTTGGACCAGCGCGTCGCCGCGTTATGCACATCCATCGCACTTGCCGCCGCCTGCATTGGCGACAGACCGTAGTGGTCGTCTTGGGGATGAAAGCTCTTTACATGTAAGATCGGGGCACGCCCGCCCGTCACATCAAATCGATGTTTCTTGGCCCCCACGACATAATCATAAGCCATCGGCCAGCCATCCGCGCCCGGCACAACCTGCATCCGGTCACTGCGTAAGCAATGCAGCTCCACCGGCAGGCCCTCTTCAGCGGTTACCGCCTCCAAGTATCCGTTCCCGGTCAGCAAGATCTGCGCATAGAGCGCTTCAAACAGGTCGATGCGTCCTTGGCCCGCATTGGGCCGCGACAGCAAGCCCATCACTGGGTGCACCTCATAGCGCCGTGCGACGTCCTGACAGACAAGCGGCAAAGACGCCGCCGCCTCCGCGATCATCTTGACCGAGCGAAAGCCCACCGGATTGCCCGCAAAGCCATTGCGCGTCAGGCTCGCAGCATCACGCGGCGTCCAAGCCACGCGACCACCTCCGCCGCCCATTGCACCCATTGCCACAACTCGTCCCGTGGCGCTTGCCTTGACCTGCGGAACCTCCCGCGCGGCTCCTTTGAAGAGGTTGAAAACCATTCACCTGTCCCCTTTTGGGTCTGATGTTTGGGCACGACAAAACAGGCCGCACGCCAAACGCGCGGTCCGTCTCACCAACCCAAATCTACCTTATTACAAAATCCGCATACGCGGCGCGCTGCCCCCGCCCGATGGCGCGATCATCAACGCATGGATCGCCCACACTAGCGCATCGAGGCGATCTGGAGAGGCCGCACCTCGAAACCCCTGTACCGTCATCCGGCACATTTCGTCCTCCAGCGCCGGAAGGCCCCGGACATGGCTCACCCGGCCTTGCTCATAGAGCGCCGCCACAGGCTCCGCCCGCCGCGCCTTCCCTTTCGTGGCCCGCACTTGGGTCACAGGCAACGACGGCTCCACCTGCCGCAGCAGATCCGTCACCAACTCGCCACCCTGATTAACTTCCGCAACAATCCGGTCCGCCCCGACATCCTTCGCCAAAGCCACCGCCGCCTCTGCCCAGCCGGTAGGCGACGCGCCCTGCACAGAGCCATCCGCCAGCACATAGGCCCGCCAATCCTTACGCTCACCCTTCATAACAACGCCCGCAGCTATGATCCCGCATGCATCGGCCTTCGCCCCGCTCGTGACAGGCGGGTCCACCGCCACCACGATCCGGTCCAATTCCGGCACGTGCTCAACACGGCACCCTTCCAACATGTCTTGGGACCACAACGCACCCTCCACCTCCTCCAGCAACTCGCCGTCCAGCTCCTGCCTTCCTAGTCTTGTTCCCGCATAGCGCGCCTCAATCTCGGCCAGGAACGAGGCCGCCAGATAGGCTCGGTTTGCTTGCGTCGGTGCGTGCGTCATCACCGTCGACCGCCGCTCAATCAGGTTCCTGAGCACCGGAACCGGCTGCGGCGTGGTCGTAACCACCTGCCTTGGATCGTCGCCAAGCCGCAAAGCAAACTGCAACATATCCCACGCCGCCTGCCCCTTTTTCCACTTGGCCAGTTCATCGACCCAAGCTGCGTCAAACTGCGGCCCCCTAAGGCTGTTCGGATCACTCGCCGAAAAGATTTGCGCTTGCGCTCCATTGGGCCACACAAGCCTGCGCCGGGTCGCCTGCCATTCCGGTTTGCGGTCCGGTGGACAGCACGCAATGATCCCGCTTTCGCCAAAGACCATCACGTCGCGTGCCTGATCCAGCGTCTCACCCACAAGGGCCACACGCCGACATACGCCCGCAGACAGAGGCTTTCGCCCTTCCACCTGCGCACGCACCCACTCAGCCCCGGCGCGGGTTTTGCCCGCGCCACGCCCGCCCAGCACAACCCAAGTGCGCCATATCCCTTCGGGTGGTAGTTGGTGCGGAAATGCCCAGAACCGCCAAAGCCACGGCAAAGCCGCGACCTCATCCGGCTTCAAGTTCCGCAGCAATTCGGTCTGCGCTGCTTCGCTCTCGCAAGAGAGCCATGCGGCGTTCGATTTCACCTCGGGCGGCATCAAGATCAATCCCAGCGCCTCCATCGGCATCCCGCCGTTTGCGTAACTCATCGCGCAGCCGCCCTTCCTCCTTGAGAAACCCCTGCACCGCCAGTGTCAGCGCCCGCAGTTCCGCTAGGTTGACAGATCCATCAAAGTTCCCGGCCTCCAAAGCCTCACAGCGCGCTTCGAGAAGCGCGCCCTGCCGAGATAAATTTTGGATAATACGGTCTAGGTAATCTTCAATCGCAAGGTCAGGCCCTGCGACACCCTCATTCACCTGATTGGTCATTGGCTAGGTTCGACGCTCATCCTGCCCGACCGAGCAGACACAGAAAAAGCGGCCCGGGCCTTCGCCCTGCCGCCCTATCCACTTCTTCCAGCTTGCACTTTTTCTACTCTAAAGCGTTCACAATGTCAACAGCTAAATCTAAGGTTGTGCGCATTTCTCCGATCACTCGCTCACGCGCTGCCGCTCAATCTCGCGCCATTTGGCAACCTCAACCTGGTGCTCGGCATAGGTCACAGTGAACACGTGTCCGCCCGTGCCGTCTGCCACAAAGAAGATATAGTCGCTGTCTTCAGGGTTCAGTGCAGCCTCAATCGCAGCTCTTCCGGGGTTCGCAATCGGGGTCGGCGGCATACCATCAATCGTGTAGGTATTCCAAAGGGTTGAGCGTCGAAGTTCGGACCGTCTCAGCCCCCGACCAAGCGTGCCTTGGCCTTGGGTGATGCCATAAATTACCGTCGGGTCGGTCTGCAAGCGTATGCCCTTGTTGAGGCGGTTGATAAACACCCCAGCAACCAGACGCCGCTCATCGGCGACACTGGTTTCTTTCTCGATAATAGAAGCCAAAATCAAAGCCTCCTGCGGCGTCGAAATTGGTAAGCCTTCCACACGCAATGCCCAAGCCTGCGCCAGAATCGCCTCCTGCGAGCTGACCATCCGGCGAATCACATCCACCCGCGCCGTGCCCTTTGAAACCTCATAGGTGTCCGGCGCCAGCGCGCCTTCTGCCGGCAGTTCCTCAGGCGCGTCTCCCGTCAAGAAATCCGCGCCCTTCAAGGCTTCCACGATATTCCAGCTCGTGACACCTTCGGCCACCGTGATCCGGTAATTGATCGGGACATTTGCATCGATCAACGACGCATAAGCCTCCGGCAACCCATCAGCATAGGCGAACTTCGCAATCTCGACCAATTCGCCGTTCACACGCTCGCGCAAACGCATCTCGCCGCGCCCCTCGCTGATCGTGTATTGCGCGACATACCGGAACGTGGGGGCCGAGGCTTGCGTGATGATGTCGAGGATCTGCTCCATCGATGCGCCCGCAGGCAGCTCATAGTTGTTGAACTTCAGGTCTTCGGCCTTGCCCGTGTATTGCGCACCAATCCGAAATATCCGCGCATTAGAGACCGCGCCCGCTTCTTCAAGCGCATTAGAGACCCGTGTCAGGGTCGCGCCGCGCGGGACCTCAAAGAAGATCGTCTCGCCGTGCAGGCCAGCACCGTTAAACTTCTGCTGCCCCCAGCTGATCAAACCAAGCGCAAAAATCAGCCCGACAATCGATAAGGTCAGCGCATTTGAAGCAATATTCTTCCACATCAGTCCGTCACCTTGCCCAGAACGAGGCTTGCATTCGTGCCACCAAACCCAAACGAATTTGACAGAACGACTGATATCTCCCGCTCATGTTTGGCATTGGACGCGAGGTTCAGTTTTGTGGCCACCGCAGGCGTGTCCAAATTGATTGTCGGGGGAGCGACCTGATCGCGGATCGCGAGGACCGAGAAGATCGCCTCAACAGCACCTGCAGCGCCCAGAAGATGTCCGGTGCTCGACTTGGTGGAAGACATCGTCGCCCTCCCAGCATCATCTCCAAGCATCCGCTCCACAGCGCCCAGCTCAATCGTGTCGGCCATCGTCGAGGTGCCGTGCGCATTGATGTAGTCAATCGCACTCGGCTCAAGCCCAGCCCGCTTCAAGGCCGCGCGCATCGACCGCTCGGCTCCATCTCCGGTCTCTGAGGGAGCCGTGATATGATAAGCGTCGCCTGACATGCCATATCCTAGCACCTCGGCATAGATCTTCGCGCCGCGCGCTTGGGCGTGCTCAAGCGCTTCCAGCACCACAACGCCA